TTTCAGACCCGGTTTGCCGGGGTTGGCTGCGTTATACGACGCCCGCCCCTTGGCATTTAAACCGCCTTTTGGATTTTTCCCTTCTTTACGCTGCCAAGCGGGAGACTTAGCCATAGATCACCATCGTCGAAATTACGGCTGACGGGACGATGTAAATGTTGTTTTGAAAAAGCAAACCTTCACCGGGCATCAGGATGTAATCCGCCGAAGTCGAACTTGCCTTGGTGTTAACAACAATTTTGGTAGCGCCACTTGCGCCGCCGTCGATAAACGTAACGGTACCGGCACCCGAATCAGGAACGATGTAGATCGCCTTTACACGGGCACGGCCAATAACGAGGCTATTCTGGTCCAACAACTGACCTGCATCAGTGCGGACCTTACTAGCAAGGACATCTGTTTGCATACCCATCTGAGTCTCCTGTAATGGATGAAGGGGGCTAACGCCCCCCTACGAAATCTTACGGAGTCAGGCTGGAATACAGCGCGATGTACTTAACGGTCGAACCAATCTTGACCGGGATATAACCAAGTTGGGTCGTAACCGTGCCCGTAGCAACACCGGCAGTGACCGTTGTCGTGCCGATAACAAGGGTCGTGGCGCTGACCAGATTGCCAGCAATATCGCCCTCAAAGCCATTGTCAGACTTAACCGGGCCGGAAAAAGTAGTACGTGCCATTTCAATTCCTCACATGCGAGTTGTGTTTACCAGTCTGCATGTCGTCAGTCGGGGCTGTCTGGTAAACAAAATTTTCCCGATGAACGACTGTATATCACCAAAAAAGAGGGGTTACAAGCATCGCTACTTGTAACCCCCCAATCACTAGCCCTCTAGGGAGAAAGCTATTAGGACGCGCCCGGCGAAGCGAACATGCCCAGCGGATCCGACCAGCCGAAGCTATAACGCTCGCGGCTCTTGTACCGGACGTTGCCGGTGTCGAAATCGCCGTCCATGCTGTTTTGCAGCGGGGTACGTACGAAGTGCTTCATGCCGTTCGGAACGTCGGTCGTCAAGAACCAAGCGTTCGTGTCGGTCAAGAAGTGGTTCACGGTGTAACCGCCCGGAATCGAACCCATCGCCTTGAGGGCGTTGATGTCGTTGTCAGCGGTCGCAACACGGAGTTCCGTGTCGAGGAGGCGCTTGGCAGTGAACATCAAAGCCGGGGGAACGATGAGCTTACCGGGTTTCGCCGCGATCAAGAGACCACGCTCGTCGGTCCAACCAGCGATCTGAATGACAGCCGCTTCCAACGAAGTTTCGTTGAGGTCAGAAGCCGTCAAACGGTTGCTATTGGTACCACCCGAGATCAACGGATGCGAGGCCGAGAACAACGGCTGTCCGTCACCGCCCGTGTAGGACGAGGAGAAGCCATTGTTAAGGACCGACGCCGCCTTGACCTGCTTCGTATACGCCATAGCGCGAGCAAGAGCCTTCGTATAACGCTTGCTGAGCGAGTCGTACAGGTTGTCTTCAACCGCCTCTTCCGTGATGGAGAAGCCGAGAGCAATCGTCTCGTGGTTGTAGCGAGCAGTCCAAGCTTCTTGCGCGTTGTCGTACGCAATTGCGGCACCTTCGTTCTTCACGGGGGCGGCGCTGAAGCCGGAAAGCTTGGTCTCTTCTTCGAAGGAACGCTCGGAGGTCTCAGTCTCGTAGATCTCCTTGTGCTCTTCGCCATAGGTCTTGTACTCAAGGCCGAACAGGGCGTTCAAACCCGGAAGGAGTTCCTTGAGTAATTGTGCGCGTGAAATAGCCATGTCTTAGAACTCCTATTACAGGCCGGTCGGGTTGTTGTAAGCGTGACCGCCCTCAAGCGTACCGGAGTTCACATACGGAGCATTGAACTTAACGATAACTTCAGGGTAGTAAACGGTGCCGCTGACATCAAACGCGGTGTCCGGAACAACGTCGATAATACGCAGCGGAAGCGAATTGGTCGTGCTGGCCGAGGTCACGAGGACGCCCTGCTGGGAATCGTTCGTGGTCGTGTTCAGCGTGTTCGCAACCAAAGCGACGTTCAGACCAACATCTGAGTACGTGAAGCCCGTCGAGGTCGAAACCACGAGCGAAGCAGTCACACCTGCCACTTGGAACAGGGTATCCGGGTCTTCGACCACGTACGCAACAACGAACGTGCCCGCTTTCACCGAGGTGCCCGAAATCCAAGCCTGTGAGTAGGTCGGCTGACCCGTCACAGAGGACACAAACGTGCAACCCAAGAAAACACCAGCAAACCCACGAGTGGGAGCCGTGCTCTCTTCAGTCGTCACAGCAACAGTGCCGTCGTTGACAAACTTCAGCGGGTCACCATAACCGATGCTTGACGCACCGGAGGCAATACGACGCTGACGAGTGGCACCGGCGAACACCTGACCGCCGATCAGATTGATCGGCTTCAAGCCATACGGCTTGCTAACGGTAGGATAAGCCATTTGTTACTCCAAAAAAGAAAGTTACTTGCCCTTACCGAATGAGACCGTGGTCTTTTTATCGCTAAAAAGAGGCATACGTTCGTCATTCAGCCTCATAAAGTTGTTGTCTACCGACTGCAACTGAGACTGAGCTTGCTTCGCGTAATATTCATCACGCTGCTTCATCAGTTCAGCCGGAGCCTTGCAGAGCAACAACCCACCGATCTCGATATTTCCACTAAATTTGGAATTCGGATCGGATTGCATCATCAATTTGGGTTGGTCTTCGGCCCTTACAGGCTCCCAACCTTCCCGGAATTTTGCAGAGGTATTAGAAGGATCTGCTTGTCCCATAATACTCGTGCGTATCCATCGGAACACCCAACCGTCTTGCGGCTCCGGTTCAGGGAGCGTCTGGGGCGGGGTCCACTGTTGTTTGCGCTTGGTGCCTTCTCGGTTTTCGGCTTCTCGCGCCAATCTGTTATCAGCCATTGTTGTTCTCCAGTTTCATGAGTTCACGTGCGTACTGTTCATTGCTCAAACCAAGACGTTTAGCAAGAGCAACTTGAGTTGTCGTCAGACGAATCTGGCGTGGTGCGGTTGTCCGCGTCACTGGGGCAACTACATTGGCTGCTTTTGTACGAGTCGGTTTCTCAACCTCTCTCGTTTGATCGGCCTCTCCTTCGAAATACTCAGGAAAACGCCTACGCATGGTCTGGTCAATCTGCTTGTAGTATTCATCACTACGAGGATCAACCTTCGCCCTGACCAATTTTTCGTGCAGTCCAAGTGCGAGGGCGGTCATCTCCTCGTCTGTTCCAAACCACGTATTACTCTGCCTCCAAGCCTCTGCCTTTGGGTCAACTGGCGGGGCGTTGTACTGTGGCTGGTTTTGAACCTGCTTATTTTCATTATTTACGCCTAATTCAGAGTCTTGTAAAGACGGTCTGAATCTTTCTACATCACGGAGCCGTAATTTGGCATCCGTCAGAACCTCTTGGGCGGCGGTAATAGCCTCCGCATCTCCAGATTCATAAGCCGCGCGGAGTTTATCCTTTGCCGAATTAAGTTCTGTGTTGGCGGCTTTAGTAATCTCTTGGGCGAATACCCGCTCCCCAGTACCTAATCGCTGTTTCAACTGGCGATTTTCTTCGTACTGAGCCTGTGCAAAACGAAGGGCTTCTTCCTTCTCACGGGCTGCGGCTTCTTTAGCACGACGCTCGTCGTGGTAAACCCGCTTCATCTGAATCAGCTTGTTTTTTACCTTTTCGCTGTATTCGTCGAGCGAGTCATTTTCCAAATCTTCCACCACCTCTTTGGGTAGTGGAGCGCGGTCCCGGTCCTTAGTTGGGGTATCGTCTATAACTTGTATATCTAACGAGTCCCCGGAATCTTGTTCAGAAGACCCTTTAGTCTCCTCAATCTCGTCCGGAAACTTAAATTCCTGCTGTTCAGCCATGATAATTACTCCTTATGCTCGTCGGATTCCACGAGGGTCTTCGACCACCGCTTCCACCGTATCGTCGTTAATGATTCGGAACTCACGACCGTGAATGACCACACGGGTGCCTGAATACGGACGAGTCAGAACGAAATCGCCCTCTTTGCACCACGGTCCTGTCGGAAACCGATCCTTATCCTGATAGCAGAGGTCTCCCATCTTCACGACGAACAGAACCACGGTGGTCTGCTCCTCGACTCGTTTGGTGTCGTCTGCCTTAATGATGCCCCCGTCAAACTCTTCTTCTACGTGCGGAACCGCACACAGAATCCGATAGCCTCGGGGTTCTGGCAGCAGTTTGGCCTTCGCAACCTCTTGCTGCGTCTTCTCTACGTCGATGCTACTCATCGTTTTGTTCCATCCTCTTCACTAGGTCTTTAATGTGGTTTTTAGCGAGGTCTAGACCCTGTAATACCCCGCATAACCTCTTGTATTCAGGCTCGCTAAGCTTGCCTTGAATTAGTGTCTCAACAATCAATCGACGCTCTTCTTCAAGCTTAGAGTCGAGATAGTCGAGTGGTGTGCTGTAACTCATTACTTACCTTTGCCCTTCGGCGGTCGTTGGCGGTCCTGTTCCGCCATAGCTCTGTCTCGTGCGATAGACGCACCCAGCTTCGCCCCTTCAAGCTCCATACGCTCTGAAGCTTCGCGGATCTTCTGCTCAGTGAGACGCTTTTCTTTCGCCACATCAACGCCGAGCTTCGCTCCTTCAAGCTCTTGCCGCGAGCGAATCTCCATTTCGCGAAGCTTGATCTCGTCAGCTTTGATGGCAGCGTTAATTGCCATTTGCTGCGCTTGAGTCTGACTG